AAGTTAGCGACGATTACGCGATTTCTCTCAAGGAAACAATTTCCGGTTATGCACAGGTTTCAGTAGCTGCGCGTGCCAATGGATTGAGCCTGAAAGAAACAGAAACGATCTACAGGGGCGTTGTTGCCGCTGGCGTTGCGTTTGGTAAATCTCAAGAAGATATCAATGCAATCGTCCGCGCCACCGTTCAGGTGCTTAGCAAGGGCAAGGTAAGCGCCGAAGAAATGGGCGGCCAGATTGGTGAACGTTTGCCTGGCGCTGTTGCCAAGTTTGCTGCAGCCACTGATCGCACGCTGCCGGAATTGGCAAAAGCTTTTGAGCAAGGCGAAGTGAAAATTGCCGACTTCGTCAAGTTTGCCAAGCAACAATTAGATGATTACGACGAAATTGCCAAGATCATTGGTGATTCACCGGCAAAGGCAGGTGCCCGACTGCAAATCGCCTTGGATACTGCAGGCGAAAACTACGGCGGATTTTTCCAGAAAATTGGCGCAGGTTTTCAGGACAATCTGGCTAAAACAATAAGTTGGGCAAATCAATTGGCAACACCGATCAAAAGGGTCGCAACTTTTTTCTTTAATCTTGGTCGCGATATCGTCAGAATTTTGACGGCTATCAGTAAAAAATTGCTTGAATTTGGCAATGGATTTGCGAAAATATTTTATGATTTGGCAACTTTTCTTCCTCGTCAAATAGCTAAAGCATTTGGGACTACGCCAGAAAAAATCTTTGGCAAGGCAATTGGAACACTTAAAGAAGGGTTCAAGCAATACACGTCAAATTTTGCAGATTATTTTCCAACTTTTGAACCAGGTGCTGGTTTGTTTGGCGGTGGTGAAGGGGCAACGCCCGGATTGGATACAGAAGGAGCGGCGGATAAAAAAGAAAGAAAAGGCAGGAAAATTATTGACCTCACAAATGAGCAATTGCAACTCGGCTTAGATACCGTCAATCTTGAACGGCAAGGTCTAGATATTCGCGCCGAATATTCAAAATTTCTGCAACGAGAACTTGATTTACAGAAAAGACTTGAACGTGGTCAAATTGGCGTTAATCAAGCAATTCTTGAGGGTGCTCAATCTCAGCAACAACTAGAGCAGGCAATTGAAAATGCATTTAAGGGATATGGCAAAGATGTGATGAAAGCTCTTGACGAAGAAGCGGAAGCAAGAGCACAGATTAATAAGTTAATTTCAGACGCTGAATTCAAAACAAAAGTTTTAAACGAAGAAGATCAAAAACGTGTTGAAATAAACAGGCAACTTGCTGGAGTTGTCGAAAAATTTGCAGACAAATTATCATCCGAAGAACTTCTTGAGGCGATTCGCCTATTGCGCAAAGCCTTGGAAGATGCAGCCAAAGTAGGTACGAGTTTTAAAGACAATTTTAAAGCTTCTTTTAAATCTATTGCTGATTCTGCATTAAATCTTGGAGCAAATCTTGGTTCTTCATTGGGCAATACTTTTGTTGGACTTGGGGATCAGTTGGCTGAATTTGCGGCAACTGGTAAAGCAACTTTTGCGGATTTCACTCGCTCAGTGCTTTTAGATTTGAGCAAAATATTCATGAGAGCTGCACTCTTTCAAACATTAAAAATGTTTTTCCCTGGCGGATCTTTGATTGGCAATTTTCTTGGTTTTGCCAATGGTGGGATTATGACCGCAAACGGACCGATGGATCTGCGTCGTTATGCCGCTGGAGGAATTGCAAATAGTCCGCAGCTCGCAATGTTTGGCGAAGGCAGCCGTCCAGAGGCATATGTGCCGCTTCCTGATGGACGTACCATCCCAGTGACTATGTCTGGTGGAGCTGGGGTTGGGAATGTAACTGTGAACGTAGACGCCAGTGGCAGTAATGTTGAGGGCAGTGGTCCTCAAGCAAATGCTCTTGGCAAAGCAATTGGCATCGCCGTTCAGCAAGAGCTAATCAAGCAGAAACGTCCTGGAGGCTTGCTTGCGTAATGGCCACTTTCAATGACGCCACTGTCGGCACCAGCACAGGCGGCACTACGCCTGATTTCGGTGCGTCACGTAAAAGCCAACCCGTTGTCCGCAAAGTGCAGTTTGGTGATGGCTACGAGCAACGTCTGACCTATGGGTTAAATCAAAACCCACGCGTGTGGGATCTGACTTGGACAGCTAAGGACAGCACGGATGCCGATGCCATTGAGGCATTCTTTGATGCCCGCGCTGCTGATAATGCCAGCTTCACTTGGACGCCATTGGATGAAGCAACGGCTTACAAGTGGGTCGTGGAGAGTTGGTCGCGTGATCTTCGTTACGCCAATGTGAATACGATTACAGCCACCTTCCGTCAAGTATTTGAACCCTGATGGCGTACTCGGCTTGGGCTAGTTCAACTGCATACGTCGTTGGCGATATTGTCCGCGCTAGCAGCCTGCAGGCGTCCGGTCTTGTCTTTCAATGCACCACGGCTGGCACCAGCTCCAGCACCCAACCAGCGTGGCCAACTGACATTGGTAGCACCATTACCGATGGCACTGTCGTCTGGACGGCGATTAGCAGCGTCTACGAGGAGCTGGCCGCACTGGCACCAAGCGCCATCATTGAACTGTTCGAAATGACGCTGGACACCACCCTGCACGGCAGCAGTGACACCTACCGCTGGCACAACGGCTGCAATGCCAATGTCACTGGCAACATCACATGGAACGGCAACGCCTATGTCCGCTTGCCCGTCAAGGCCGAAGGCTTTGAGTACACCAACACAGGCACCCTGCCACGCCCCACGCTGACCATCAGCAATCTGGACGGCACGATGACCACACTGCTGTTGCTGGTCAACGCCACCACACCCGGCAACGACCTCGGTGGCGCCACGGTCAAGCGCATCCGCACCCTGAAAAAATACCTTGACGGCGAAACCGCCGCAGACCCGCACGCCAAATTCCCCGACGAGATCTGGTACGTAGACCGCAAGGCGAGCGAAAACCGCGATTCGGTGAGCTTTGAATTGGCGAGCAAATTTGACCTCGCTGGCGTGATGATTCCCAAGCGCCAAATCATTGCCAACATTTGCCAATGGAAATACCGCAGTACCGAATGCGGCTACACCGGCAGCATTTACTTTGACGCCAATGACAACAATGTGGCAACGCTGGCAGCGGATGTATGCGGCAAACGAATTTCAAGCTGCAATGCCCGCTTTGGGCAGTTTGTCCGTCAGGCATCAATTACTGCTGGCAGCGATCAAATGATTGTTACTGGCGCAACATTTGGCGTTGAAGTTGGCGCCTCAGTAAAGGGCTTTGGCGTACCGAGCGGCACAACCGTATCGGCTGTCAGTGGCACAACCGTGACCATGAGCGCCAATGCCACGGCGACCACATCAATTACAAAAACCGGAACAATTCAAAGCAACCGCATTGATCTGATTGTTAGCAATACAACCGGACTTGTGATTGGCATGAAGGTTAGCGGACCAAATGTGCCGCCGAATGCAACGATCCTTTCAATTTCTGGAACGACGCTAACCCTTGGTCAGCCTTGGGATCTGTGGGATACCTTGACCGCTGTTGGCACTAAATCAGGCAATCTGGTTCCTCAATATACGCGTGTAACTGTATATCGCCGTTACCTTGTTGGCGCCAATAAAGCTGGACCGCAATATCAAAATGTCCAAGGCTTTGAAACCCGGCTTGAACCGTACACAACCCAGATGAATGTAACCAATGTGTCATCGCTTGCGGTTGGTCAATATGTGACTGGTCCGGGTATTCCCAAAAGCGCCAAGGCTCAAATTTCTTCGATCAGCGGCAATAACGTCTACCTGAACTACTCGGCGCCTAACTCTGGCAGCACCTACAACAACTACGACTTCTACCAAATCCCAACCTTCACTTCGCAAACCTATTCCTTTATTGCCCCTGATCAGAACTACACGTTTAGGGACGTTGCGGTTTTGCCGTTCGGTTCCTTCCCTAGCGCAGGTTTGACCCAATGAAGTTATCCGAAGCCGTACAGACTGCTGCACTGGAACACGCCAAGGCTGAGTTCCCCAAAGAATCCTGCGGATTGGTGGCGGTGGTCAAGGGTCGTAAGCGATATTTCCCCTGCCGCAACATGGCCGAAACGCCAGACGAACATTTCGTGCTGGACCCCGCCGACTACGTTGCCGCCGAAGAACAGGGCGAGATTGTGGCGGTGGTGCATAGCCACCCGAAGACCAATCCAGCACCATCACAGGCTGATCGTGTTGCCTGCGAAAAGTCCGGCTTGCCGTGGTACATCGTCAATCCCCAGACCGAACAGTGGGGCTATTGCGAGCCAGAAGGCTTTGAACTGCCCTACGTGGGGCGCGAGTTCGTGTTTGGCGTGGTGGACTGCTACACGCTCTGCAGGGACTGGTACAACCGCGAATTTGGGCTGAACCTCCGCGACTACGACCGCCGCGATGAGTTCTGGCTACGAGGTGAGAATTTATACCTAGACAACTTTGCTAACGAAGGCTTTTACCCAATCCCGCTGGATGAGCTGCAGTATGGCGACGCCATCCTGATGCAATTGCAGTCGCCCCTGCCTAACCACGCCGCCATCTACCTAGGTGACCAACTGATCATCCACCACGTTCAGAAACGGCTCAGTAGCAGGGACGTGTACGGCGGTTATTATTTGAAAAGCACCGCCCGAGTCCTGCGGCATGAAAGTCGTTAAGGTCTACGGCGCACTCCGCAAAAAGCTGGGGCAATGTCGCTTCCAGTTTGAGGCCGACACCCCAGCGCAGGCGCTCAAGGCACTTTGCGTTAACTTTCCCGGCCTTGAAAAATGGCTATTGGATAGCGAAAACGACGGTGTTGGTTATCGCGTAACCATTGGAAAAGAGAAAATAACAGCCGAAACTTCAATGGCTTTGGTGTTGCCTTGGAGCGAGCGCGAAGTTTTTAGCATCACTCCTGTAGTCGCTGGCGCTGGTGGTGGCACCGGACAGATTTTGGCTGGTGTCGGTTTGGTTGCATTTGCCATTTTGACCGCTGGTGCTGGCGCAGGTTTTCTTGGTCTTGGCGCTGGCTTAACAGGAACAGCTGCGACTGGACCGCTAGCCGCCGGATTTGCCATCCAAAGTGGTTTCGTGTTAGGTAGTGCCGCATCTATTGCGATTGGCACTATCGGCGCTGGCTTGCTTTTTACAGGTATTGCCCAAGCGATTTCACCGTCTCCAGTTAATTCAACTGCGTCCGTCAACACATACGAACGTGGGCGCGACGCCGCAAAGTTTGAATCCTTTACTTTCTCGGGCATCGTCAACACCGAAAAGCAAGGTATGCCGGTGCCAATTATTTATGGCCGTTGCTTCACCGGATCGTCTGTAATCTCTGTTGGTATTGACGTCGATCAACTGATATGACACGAATTGTTGGCTCTGGTGGTGGCGGTGGTGGCGGTTGCTTCCTAGGGCATACTCTCGTCGCGGTTCCCAGCGGCCAACGCCGCATTGATGAACTACAGCCAGACGATCTGGTTCTGAGCTTTGACCACATCGGCGAAGTCCACGAAGCCAAGATCCTCAAGGTCCACGAGCATGAAGGCGAGCGCGTCATTCGTTACACGCTCTGGGGCGGACAGCATCTTGATGCCACACCGAACCACTGGGTTCTAAACCAGTTCAATGCGTTCGTCGAAATCGACACGCTCGGTTCTGACGACTGCCTTGTTGATGCCAACGGTCACCTCCGTCCCATCGTCGGCAAGACCGAATTCTGCACTGGCACTGTCTACAACCTGACCGTCGAAGGTCACCACACCTTCATTGCTAACGGTGTTCGCGTCCACAATGCCGGCCTCGGTCTTGGTATCGCTGGCGCTGGTGGCGGTGGAGGTGGCGGTGGCGGCAAAGGTGCTGGCGGTGGTGCTGCACAACGAACCCCAACAGAGGCAGACGATTCGCTGCAGTCGGTCCAATACGCCAATGTGCTGGACCTTCTTGGTGAAGGCGAAATTCAAGGCATTGAAAACAGCACCAAGGGCATTTATCTCGATAGCACGCCAATCGTTGATGCCAACGACAGCCCTAACTTCACGGGCTACACCGTTGTTACCCGCAATGGCACGCAGGATCAGGCGGTTATACCGGACATTATTGGCACTGAAAGTGAGAACATCGTCAACGTTGAAATCACCAAAGATTTTCCTGTAACTCGTTCGATTGCCAACAACAACATTGATCGAATCCGCGTCACCATTGTTGTCCCAAACCTTCAACAGTTTCAGACCAACGGCGACATCCTTGCGACCAGCGTCTCGCTAGAGATCAAAGTTCAATACAACGGCGGCGGCTTTAACACCGTTCTTTCTGACACGATTGCAGGCAAAACCAGCAGCCGTTACCAGCGCGATTACATCTTTGAACTGACTGGCGCGTTCCCCGTTGACATCAAGGTCGTTCGCACCAGTGATGACGCCACATCAGCTAGAACGCAAAACGAACTGTACTGGTACAGCTACACCGAAATTATTGATCAGCGATTCCGCTACCCAAACTCCGCACTTGCGTTTCTGCGCTTTGATTCGCGCCAGTTCAACAACATCCCAAGCCGCAAATATCTGGTTCGTGGCATCAAAGTTGCCGTCCCAAGCAACGCCACGGTTGACACCACTACGTATCCGGGTCGCATCACCTACGCCGGTGTCTGGGACGGAACTTTTGCCGCAGCAACATGGACAAACGATCCGGCTTGGTGCTTGTGGGATCTACTGACCAATACCCGCTACGGTGCCAGTATTCCCACCAGCAGCCTTGATCGCTACGACTTCTTTTCCATCAGCCAATACTGCAACGAACTGGTTGATAACGGCAAAGGCGGCTCGGAGCCTCGCTTTTCGTGCAATCTGCTGATCAACAGCCGCGACGAGGTTTACAACGTCATCCAAGAGATGACCAGCCTGTTCCGTGGCATTGCCTATTACGGTGCTGGCTCACTTGTGTTGCAACAGGACAAACCCGGCGATTCGCAATACCTGCTAGGACCAAGCAACGTTGTTGACGGCATTTTTGTTTACAGCGGCACATCTCAAAAGGCACGTCATACCACCGCAACTGTTGCGTACCAGACCTACGAATCGCTTGGCGAAGTTCAGTACGAATACGTTGAAGATGCAAGCGCCGTTTCTAAATACGGCATCATCAACAAAGACATCAAGGCGCTGGGTTGCTACAGCCAAGGTCAAGCGCACCGTGCTGGTAAATGGGCGCTGTTGAGCGAACAAAACCTGACCGAAACCGTCACCTTTTCAGTTTCAATCGACAGCGGTATCATCCTGCGCCCTGGGATGGTTATTGACATTGCCGATCCGATGAAGGCTGGTACACGCCGCAGCGGTCGCGTCAGCTCTGCCACCACAACTGCCATCACCGTTGACAGCAGCACCAACCTCACCGTCAACCTGTCCAACAGCCCAACGGTTTCCGCGCTGATGCCAAACGGCTTGGTGGAAACCAAAACCAT